TCGTCCACGGGCTATGTGCAGGTCGCGCTGTACCCGAAGCCGACCAATAGCAGCGACGTGATCGCGTATCGCTACTACGCTTTCATCCCCGACTTCGACTCCGACGACGATGCCGACTCGTTGGATCCCTATATGCCGCCCATCGTGCAACCGGCCCTCATCTTCGGCATCTCGGCGCTCTACAAAGAAGAGAAGGGCGATGACCAGGGTGCGATGGTCGACCGGCGGGAGATGGAGCGGGTCATACAGCGGGCCCTGGCGCAGAACACCAACATCCAGGGCAATCGCAGCTACCGTCGTCGTCGCTCTGATGACGGTTATAGCTACGACTTCGCCTTTACGGTCGAAGAGGGATCGCTCTCGTGAGCATCAATGCGGCGACCGTCCAATACGGTCCCTGGACTAAGGGCGTCCGCTACGACCTGCCCGCCGAAGACCTGGGCACCAATGCGCTCTACGAGATGTCCAACTGCCGCATCGGCCAGGCCGGCCAAATCGAAAAACGCAAGGGCTTTGCGAAGTTCAACGCCAGCGCTTTAAACAGCGGGGCAACGATAACGGCGCTGGGTCAGGTCACGCTGGCTGGGACCGAGAAGACGTTTGCGATTGCGGGCAACAAATTTTATGACGTGACCGGCGGCAGCGGCACCGACCGCTCCGCATCGATCACCATCACCGCAGGCGATGACAACGTCTTTGAGTGGGTGCTGGCAGGCTCGACGCTCGTGCTGACTAATGGCGTAGACACCGATTCGATCACCTGGGCAGGCGGCACCAACAACATCGCCAACCTTGATGACGACGGCCGCTTCACCAAGGGCAAGCACATCGCCTATTGGGACAACCGGCTGTGGATCGGCAATGTCAACGGGGCCCAGTATCAACTTTGGCGCTCCAGCACGGGCGACATCACAACCTGGGGCTCCAGCGACTATTACAACTTCGACTTCGACATCACAGGCCTGAGCCCACTCGGCAATGCGCTGGCGGTACATACTGATGAGGGCATACACGTCCTGACACCTACGGGCAACGCGACCGTGCCCTATCAGGTGCAGCGCCGGGCCCCCAGCGGCACCGTATCGGGTCGGGGCATCGTCAACCTGCCGTCAGGCCTGCAGCTCTTTCCCAGATTGGATGGGATCTACGCCTGGGATGGTGGGAGCCAGGTGAGCAAGATCTCACAGGCCTTGGATGGCCCCCGCTTTTGGGATTCCATTAACAAGGCCAAGCTGAGCCTGGTGCATGGGCTCTATTACCCGACCGCCAACGAGGTCTGGTTTCATATACCCTACGGGGCTAGCCAGGCGACCAACAACTACGCCATCGTCTACAACACGGTCCTTAATTGCTGGTTTGGGCCGTATACGAACTTTTCGCGGGACGCTTCGGCGCTCATCGATGACGTGCCCCATTCGGGTGGCTTCAATGGCTACGTCTATACGCACGACAAGAACAACAACGACGACTCCTCGTCTATCTCGGCCTCGTTTTCGACGGGTTCGCCCGCGCCGATGGGTGCCGACGTGCGGCTGCGCTGGCTATATGCCCGCCACTTCTTTGATACGCAAAGCTCCAGCTACGACGTACAGGTGAAACAGGTCAGCCCCAAGATCTCTGGTGTCATGCAGACGATCAACATGGGCGAGGCCGCAGCAGCATTAGGGTCGTTCTCTATCGGCACCTCTTTACTGGGTGGAGAGTCGCAGGCGCTGTATGGAGACACCGATTTGACGGGATACGATAATAGCACTCAGCTCGTGTACGCGAACAATGCCAGCGACGAGCCTTTTACCTTTCGGCGCGTCAATTTGCAATACAAACCGCTGGGTCGTTTGCGGCGGCGTAAAATAGTGGGCGTAGAATAATGGCTAACGGCAGCTTCGATTACAAATCCGATCCTCGCCTTAAAAGAATACGGCAGGGCGCTAAGTATGGGGCATACGACGAGACCGCATTGCAACAAGCGTTGCAGGCACCTGATTTGGTCGGGACGCCAGGCTACGATTGGGGCCAGGCTTTCGCCCAGGTGGGAGATGTGTATAACCCACAAGGCACCTGGCAAGATTACAACAGGGGCTTGTTGAGTGCGATGCAGGCCGACCCGAATGCCCGTGATCCCGGCTTTGGGGGCATGACGTTTAGTCAATATCAAAGTATGTTTCCCGACCAGGCCGTAGCGTTTACCCGCTCTAAGCCATACCAAGACTTTGAGCAGGCTAAAATGTCTAAGCCTTCGCCTGGTAACTGGGCGGGGGTGACGGAACCTGGGAACGGTGCGGAAGCTGGTGCGGGAAATGGTGCGGAAGCTGGTGCGGGAAATGGTGCGGGAAATGGTGCGGGAAATGGTGCGGGAGCTGGTGCGGGAGCTGGTGCGGGAGCCGGTGCGGGAGCCGGTGCGGGAGCTGGTGCGGGAGCCGGTATAGTGGCCGACCCCAATGCGGGACTCAAGGCCTTTTACCAGGGCGAGTTGGAAAAGGCGCGGAACCTGGCGCGACAGGGGCGCACCGACTTCAACCTTACAGACGCCTCTATCGCCGCCCAGCGTTTAAACCTGCCGTCCGACATCGACAGCTTACGCAGCATGGTGATGCAGTCATACATTGCGCCTGCTGGCGCAACTACGGGGCCTGCGGCCCAGCCGCAGGTCGATGTTACGCGAGAGCAACCGGGCGTCACCGTACAGCCTGCCGGTCCCAGTGTAGCTGCCGCTCAAGCGGTGGGTGGGGTAACGGACGAAGAACTGCGACAGCAGCAGATGGAAACGCAGCGTGAGCTGATACGGGATGCGGAAGATTTTGCGGCCCGCACTCGCCAAGGGTTGCCGGGTGTAAGGGTGGCCGATCCCAACCTCAATATTCGCATTGAGGAAGCGGTTGCTCCAACGGGCGGTCCCAGCATGTTGGCAACCGGCGACGTGCAATATGACCCCGAATATTTTCAATACGAAACGGACCTGCAGCAGGTCATGCTGGATGCTCTGCGCCAAAACCTTCTGGGCGAAGGAGGCATGGATCCGCAAACGGCTGCGCAGATGGCCGACCTTGAGGCCCGCCAGGCAAAGGACGAGGCCCAGACGATAGAAGACCTGCAGCGCTACGGCGTCTTGCGAGGTGGCGGCGACACCGCCGATGTCCTGGGTGAACTCAGGGCAGGCTACGGACGCACGTACAGCGACATTTTAGCCGATCAGGCCTACCGCCAGCAGAACGACCCGCGCCTGGAGGCTGCGTTGGACCTGGCCGGGCTGGCAAGCGACCGCTACATGCAGGGCGGCGAGATGGTCGGCCGCTTGGGTGGCGTGGACACCCTTGCCGCACGGCAGGCGCAGCAAGATGCGATTGAGCGGGAGGCTGAGATCAGCGGCTTCTTGCGTGGGGCCCGCTCCCTGGCCGGTCGAGAGCAAGACATCGGCGCTCAGATGGATCGCGCTGACCGGCAGCTTGCGCAGGCTGAGATCTTGGCACCGCAGTATCAGTATGCTGCCGATCTGCAGCGGAGTGATGCGATGCTGCAGCAAGACATTGCCGACCGTGCCCTCGCTCGGGGTTTGACGATTACCGAGCCGACGACCCGAGAGCGCTTTGAGGAAGGGGTTCGCGGGGCTCAGGAGGCCGAAGCGCTGGCACGAGCTGGAGTGACTGGCTACTTGGATGACGAGGCTACCCTGGCCCGAGAGCTGGGACTCGACTTAGAGCGAGAGCGCGACCTTACAGCGGTACGCGAAGCAGATCGGGATCGGATGCTGGAGCGTGAGCTGGCAGCGGGCGAAGTGGCGCTGGAAGGTCCGAGCAGGCCACGCACAACGACGATAGCTGGGCGTGAAGCCGGTGCGGAAGAGCGGATGCAGACCGAGCGGTTAGCGTCTGAAGAGCGTCGTCTAAGTGATCAGCTAGATACGGACGAGGCTTTGGCGCGGATAGATGCCAAGAGCCGCACCGACATTCAGAAGCTGATTAATAGCGGCGAGTATGAAAAAGCCGAGCTGCTGATGGAGGGCGAGAAGGCGCTACAAAGTGAGGCGCTGACGTTTGAGCAAGAGAATCTCATCAAGCAGCTTGCAAACGACATAACGATGGGTCGCATCGATGCTGATACTGCGAAGTCGATTCAGCGCACGATAACTCGCGGCGACATTGACATTGCGCAAAAAGAACTGGATGCCGTTACCGCTACGCTGTCTTCGGAGGAAAAGCGCTTAAGCGAACAGCTTGATACGGACGAAGCCTTGGCGCGAATTGACGCAAAGAGTCGCACCGATATTCAGCGGATGATTACTGATGGCGAGTATGAGAAGGCTCAATTGCTGATGGACGGTGAGAAAGCGCTACAAAGTGAGGCGCTCACGTTTGAGCAAGAAAACCTCATCAAGCAGCTTGCAAACGACATAACGATGGGCCGCATCGATGCCGATGCTGCGAAGTCGATTCAGCGCACGATAACTCGCGGCGACATTGACATTGCGCAGAAAGAATTGGATGCCGTTACCGCTACGCTGTCTTCGGAGGAAAAGCGCTTAAGCGAACAGCTTGATACAGATGAGGCCTTGGCGCGAATTGACGCAAAGAGTCGCACCGATATTCAGCGCATGATCACTGATGGCGAGTATGAGAAGGCTCAACTGCTGATGGACGGTGAGAAAGCGCTACAAAGTGAGGCGCTGACGTTTGAGCAAGAAAACCTCATCAAGCAGCTTGCAAACGACATAACGATGGGTCGCATCGATGCTGATGCTGCGAAGGCGATTCAGCGGTCAATTACTGCTGGGGATATAGCTGTTGCCAAAGAGCAGCGCGGTGAGGCGGTTGACGTAGCTAAGGAGGCTCGTGGATCGGCAAAAGAAATTGCCGAGATCGATGAAGCGATGCAGACCGAGCGGCTGACCTACGAACAGGCCAACCTGCTAGAGTCGCTAAAGACGGAAGTCACGCTAGGGCGCATCGATGCGGGCACTCGCAAGTCGATTCAAAACATGGTTATCAAAGGCGATTTGGCTGAGGCCCGACAGCAACTGGCTTATGCCCGGGAAATTGCCGCAGGTCAGGTGACGATTGGCGATGAGCAGGTGCCTACGATAGAGGCGGGTCGTTTCAACCTTGAAGAGGCCCTGACCCAGGCTCAGTTAGAGCAGTTGGTCAAGACCGAGCAGGGTCAGTCTATTGCCAACTTCATGGCGCTCGTGCAAACGCTGGAGCCAGGATCTGTGGCGCGTGGCGAACTGGAAGCTAAGATTGCCGAAGAGGTAACAGGGTCAATACAAGATGAGGCGCTGAAGAGTGTGCTGTTGGAGATGCTGCGTCCCATAGATCTGGGTGGTGAAGAAGAAACGGGGGGTCTTTGACGACACCGACACCGACATAGACGTTGATGACGAAGAGGATGTTGGCGGTGAAGAAGAATTGTCGCCTGGATATGCTCAATGGTTAAGAGACAACCCCGAGCCGCCAAGCCCGGCCAGGCCCAACTACGACAATGCGACAACGGACGCGCAGCGGCGAAGGGCGACAGAGGAATGGGATCGCCAAGTGGCAGCGTGGGAGGATTGGGATCGGCGCAGGCAGCAGGCAGAAGTTGATTTTGGTTAAGAAATAAGGAATCGGCCATGGCACTAGCAGCAATATTAGCCGCAGCCCAGATGGGAAAAATGGGCTACGACATGTACAACCAGCGGCAGACCCAAGCGGAGCAAGATCGGCTGCGCAAAGAGCGTATGCGCGAACAGGAGTTGATGAACGCTCTCGCTACGCTGCGCCGACAGCAGCCCCAGCAGCTCAGCATGGCGACCAGCCCGACGCCAGCCCAAGTGGGGCGCGACCACACCTCGGGCCTGCTGGGCAATTTGATTAGAGCGGGCCAGATCTACCAAAATTACAAAGCGACGAGCTAGCTATGCAGATGCCTTCTATGCGGCAGCAACTTTTGATAGACCGGGACCGTGGGCTTGCGCTGGGAGCCTTTCTCGACAAAGTGGTACGAGACGCCAGCGCCAAGCGCAATGTGCCAAAGCTTGTTGGCGCGACCCTTGGCACCAGCCTGCAAGACATTGATGTTGACGCTCTGTTACGCGCCATCGAAAGAAGTGGAAGCACTGGCGAATCCTTCGACAGGCCAGGGGCATGGAGCGACCTTGGCCAAGAAGCGGAGGACCGGCGCAGGCTAAAGCGTCGAGAGTTGTATCCCGATGCTTATTTGGCAGAACAAAAAAGACAGGATGAGGCCCGTGCTAGTGCGATACCGGGCCGTGATCCCGGCCTAATTGATGAATTCAGGCGTATGGGCGGTCAGATGGAGACGCCGGTAGGCCCGGCGCTGCCTGGTGGCCCTGGCATGATGACGCCGGTGGGGCCAGTGGAAAGGCCAGCCGCTGAAGCAATGCCTGAACAGAAAACGGGCCCGGTATTCCGAGGCGTCAGGCCTGATCTGTTGCGGCACTTACAAAGCATAAGAGTTCCGCAGGCCACAGCGATTGAGGGAACAGATTATCGCCTTGGAGGTGCCCAAGACACCGGCAATATCTACCGCCAAGTGCCGTACCGCACCGAGGGAAACTGGCGTCGCGGTGGCGTCGAGTTGCCGTTCCGTACGGAAAGAGAGCGAATAACTGAAGAGGAATTGCTTGAAGAATTAGGAGAAGAAAGGGCTCGGCAAATACGGGAACAGGATGCTTTTCCAGATGCTGTTGTTCGGCAACCCGTCGCAGAAAGGCCTGAGCCGCCACAGCGTCCCACGGTCTTTACGCCAGGCGACCAACAGATACTAAATCGACAAGGGGTGTCTGAATCCCTGCAGACGATTGATCCAAGTGCTTTTGTTGCCGACCAGCAAAGAGGTATGGATTCGCAGCTTGCTGGAGTGGACTTAGAAGGCATGGCACCCGAAAGCCCGTCTTTCCTCTCCCGCCTGGGCAGCGGCATAAAAGACAACCCCGAGGTCGCGCTGCAAATAGCTGCGCTTCTTGGTGGCGTGGGCTCGGGGCTTATGGGCCGAGGCCGCTTAGCCAAGCAGCAGGCAGAGCAAGACGCTGCTAACCGGCAAGCCGCAGCCTATGCAAACGCTATTAGCACTTTGACCCGTGGCCGCACTACGCCAGCAATGGCGCCGAGGCAGGTGCGCAGCACTCCCGGCACCGCTGAGACGATCATGGATGTCCTGGGCACATTGGGCCAGGGCGGGGCACAGATCATGGCGGGACGCCGCCAGCAGCGCCAGGCCGAAGAAGACCGGCAGCGGGCCCAGGCCATGGAAGATTTTAAGATGCAGTACATGACCCGGGGTCAGGACATCGAACAGCGGGGTCAGGACATGGACCTGATGGGCCAAATGCTTCGGGCGAGTGGTGGGGCTGGAGCAGGGGGAGCTAGTGGCGCTGCGGCCCCAGGTGCCAACGAGATAGACGTTTTAGATCAGGTTATTGACGTAGCGGAGCAGCTCTACGAAGGAGCCCCGACCGGGCCCGTCATGGGCATGTTCGGCACCAGCCCATACTCCCAGTATCTGGAGTCGGGCCAAGCTGCTTCGCAATACGACGGTTATCGAAACATCATTAAGGGTCAGATCGCCAAGCTGATCGGTGGCTCTCGTCCGAGTGACTTGGACATGCAGCTAGCTGACCAGATCGTCCCAACGCGACGTGACTTATCCGCACCGCAAAAGTTCAATCTGCTGCGCCAGCTCAACCAGTTCCGCAGAGGACACGGCATGGAGGGGAACATCGGCCACATGATCGATCCCGGTGGCCTCACGTTTGCGGCCGGGCAGGCCGACATGAGCATGAACTTGCAAGCATTGTCTGATGCCCAGCTCTACCAATACGCGCAGCGTAACAGAAACGACCCAGCCGTAGAGGCTGAGCTGAACCGTCGATTGGGCAACTGATATGGCCATCAGCGACGACCTTCTAAGCAAATTTGCTCAGCGCTCAGGCATTCAGCCAGGCCGTAGAGCCCAGGATGACCTACTGCGCCGGTTTGGTGAGCGCGTTCAGAGTCGCGGTCGGCAAATCACAAGCATCGAAGACTTTCTAGAGGCCTGGGAGGAGGAGGACGTTGACCTCTTGGAGCTGCTAGGCAACATCCCCGGCTCAGCCGTCCAATTCGGCGGCGACGTAGCGTCAGCGCTGGGTGAAGTCGTCACCAGCCCGGTGCAGACGGCCAAGGCCTTGGGAACGCTGGGTGTAGGTGTCGCGGATCTGCCGCTACGAGCAGCAGGTCAGGAGGCTACGGGCATCCAGCGCCGAGGCCGAGAGGCTTTAGGCGAGTTAGCGGGCGGCATAGCGGGATCGCTTACGCCTCAAGCCCTTACTGAACGGCCTGTAGAAGGATTGGCCAACCTGGCCGTAGGGGGCGGCACAGCGCTGAAGGGCCTTGGGGCCCTCTCGCGGGTCGGTCGTATGCCCCAGGTCGCTGAGACGCTCCAGAAGGCCGGTAGGGCAGCTATGGCTGCGGATCCCACTACGATGCCCTTTAGGGCCGCTGCGGGAGCCACAAGGGCTGCAGGGCGAGGCATCGGCCGTATTACGGGCGCAGGCAGACGCCGGGCCCAGGAATTCGGGGAGTCCATAGGCGGCGAGACGCCCACCGGGCGCAAGGTGCCCTTATGGAAAGAGGTGCTGGCAGGCGGCTTGGCGTTTACAACGGGCACGTCACCCGGGACGATTCTCCTTGTGCTGGAAAAAGCTAGAGAGGGATTGGGCAGCATTATACGAGAGGCGCGGAATGACCGGGCAGGGGCCTGGGAGGACATCGTCAAGCGGGGCGTAGAGGCGACGAAGAAGGTGCGGACGCAGGCGAATAACCTGTACGAGCAGGGCAAAAACCAGATACAACAAACGGGTGCTTTAGAGGATCTAGTGTCGCATCAGGAGATTTTGCCGGGCATACAGCAGACCCTGGCGAGATTTGGTGTGCGGATCGATGCAAAGCCCGTAGACATCACAGGGGCCCGACCGCCCCAGGGGTCTATGCCCACGGGGGCCTACGCCGACGTGCGTCCTCCAGTGGTCGGACGGAAGACTGAATACAAGGTGGAATTCGATGACAACTCTGCCGTCTCGGAGATTGGAGAGAATCGCCAAATTATAGCAAAGCAAGTACGTGACCTGCTCAATAACTGGGCAAAAGGTGATGCAGGCACAGACGTAGATGCCATGCGCCTGGAGCATATACTGACTCGCCGCAAGCAGATCGATGACTCTATATCGGCCTTGGGGCCCTTGGACAACGTATCGGCCAGCACTCGTGCTATCCTGAGCGATATACGCACTCAGCTCCGCAGCAAGTTCGATGAGAAGGTGCAGCAGAGGGGCCTGACGACAGACTATTTTGGCGGCTATGAAGATGCCAAGATCGCCCTGGAAGAGTATCGGTCCATGCTGGGCTTAGGGCCCGAGATGGTGTCAGAGGCCGGGAAGTTTGGCGA